CCCGGCAAGCGCGCCGTGGCCGCGGAGCCGCTCGCAGCCTGAGGAAGGGTAGGGGATGGCCTTCCAGATCGTCAACGAGTCAACCCTCTCGGCCATCGTCCAGAACGTGGCCGGGATGGTGGCCTTCCCCATTCCGTCTGACCCTGCCGGCAGCACCGACCCCGCGGTGCAGCAGATGGTGCAGGCCGTCAACATGTCCGGCATCGAGCTGCTGTCCATGTACGACTGGCAGGAGCTGGTCAAGAACTACCAGATCTCGATCCTGCAGGACACCAGCGGGCAGAAGGAGAAGTCCTTCGACATGCCCGAGGACTTCTACGACTGGATTGACCAGACCAACTGGAACGCGACGACGCAGTTCCCGTCGCTGGGGCCGGTGTCGCCGCAGATGTGGCAGCAGCTGCTGATCCGCACGACGCTGCCCACGCTGTCGTTCTACTGGCAGGTGCGGGACAACAAGATCTACGTCCTTGCGCCGCCGTCTGCACCGCAGACGATGAACTTCTTCTACCTGTCGCAGGCCTGGGTCCGCGATCAGGACGACAGCACGCTGTACAAGAACCGCGTCACCAAGAACGGCGACGTGACCCTGCTCGACCCGACGCTGGTGACGCTGTACACCCGCGTGAAGTGGCTCGAGATGAAGGGCCTGGACAGCTCGGCGGCCATGCGCGACTTCCAGGTGAGCTTCGAGAACCGCAAGGGCGCCGAGAAGGGCGCTCCGGTGCTCAGCATGGCGCGGGACTTCCGCTTCCCCTACATCCAGCCGCTGATCAACACGCCTGACACGGGCATGGGGGCCTGACGTGCCTCTGGTGCCGCTGAAGCCCTTCAAGGTGCCGCGAAGGGCGGCTGCCTCGCAGGTGGCGCAGTCCGCGATCATCCCGGCGCCGGTGGGCGGCCTGAACTACCGCGACCCGATCAGCGCCATGGACCCGCGCGACGCGCTGGTGCTGACCAACCTGATCCCGGGGCAGCAGGGCGTGGAGCTGCGTCGCGGCTGGGCCGAGTTTGCCGACGCCGTCGAGGTGGCCACCGTGCCGCAGTCGGTGGAGGCGGTTTTCTCGTACAAGGCGCCCAGCTCGGCCAATGACAAGGTGTTCATGGCCGCCAACGGCAACATCTACGACGTCACCTCGGGCGGCACGCCGACGGTGGCCGTCACGGGCACCGGCAGCACGGCAGACGAGTGGTGGACAACTCAGTTCTCCACCGCGGCTGACACCTTCCTGCTGGCCGTCTCGCCTGGCGCGGGCTACTGGACCTACAGCACCACCAGCGGCTGGGTCAACCGCACCGGCACCGTCACCGGCATGACGACCTCGGTGCGCACGGTGATGGTCTGGAAGCGCCGCGTCTGGTTCACGTTCGCGGACAGCCCCAACGTCTACTACATGAACGCGGTGGACGCGATCACCGGCACGGTGACGTCGTTCCCCATGGGCTCGCTGCTGCGCAACGGCGGCTACGTGTCGGCCATGGTCAACTGGACCACCGACGCCGGCATCTCGGTGGACGACTACTTGGTGGTGATCGGCACCGAGGGCGATGTGGGCGTGTGGCAGGGCACCGACCCCACCAGCGCGGCCACGTTCGAGCTCAAGGGCGTCTGGTACGTGGGCCCGGTGCCGCTGCACGGCCGGTACTTCACCACGTTCGGCGGCGACGTGATGATCGTCTCGCAGCTCGGCCTGGTGCCGATGTCGCGCCTGTTCACGGGCCAGTTCAGCGTAGACAACCAGAACGTCGGCCCCGCGGCCAAGATTCAGACGGTCTTCGCGCCCCTGGTGCGCAGCCTGCGCGACGAGAAGTTCTGGAACGTCTTTGTGGTGCCGTCCTCTGACGTGCTGGTGATTTCGCTGCCCGTGGATGGCGACGTCTACCGGCAGTTCGCCATGAACGTCACCACCGGGGCCTGGTGCAGTTTCGACGGCATGCCCATTCGCAGCGCGGCGGTCATCGGTGGCGAGCTGTACTTTGGTCAGGCCAACGGCACCACCTGCAAGGGCCTGTACGGCGACCTGGATGGCGTGGCGATCGACAGCACCGGGGGCGCTTACGTGCTGGGCGAGGTGCAGTGCGCCTTCAACGCGTTCGGCACGCCGGGGCAGTTGAAGAAGTTCAGCATGGCCCGGCCGATCTTCTTCGGTCCCTCAGCGCCGAGCGCTCAGTTGACGATCAACACGCAGTACGCCTTCAACGACACGGCGGGGGCGCCTGCGTTCTCCGATCCTGGCGCCGCGGTGTGGGGCTCAGGAGTCTGGAGCCAGGCGGTCTGGGTGACCAACAACAGCTACGAGGCCTGGTTCGGAGTGGCCGCGCTGGGCTACTACGGATCGCTGCGCATGAAGCTGCGCGGCCTGCCGGGCACGTCGTTTCTGTCGGCGCACGTGCTCAGTGAAATTGGTGGGGTGATGTGATGGCATTGACGGCAGAACAGACGACCCAGGCGACGCAGCTCAGCAATGGGCTGCCGTGGATCTATCCCAGCGCGTCCAACACTGACTTCTGGGGCCAGTATTTCTCCGGCGCAGGGCCGTCCTTGACGCCGGCCGAGCAGGCCAGCGGTATCTCCATCGGGCCGATGACCGCGGCGCCACCTCCTGCGCCCATGCCGTCGCCTGCGCCGCAACCGCAGGTGCTGCCAAGCATTGGCGGCACGCCGATGCAGCCGCCCGCGCCAGGAGCGCCCGTGCAATACCAGAGCGAGCTCATCCGCAGCCTGCGTGAGGCCTCGCCGGGGTTCGGCACCAACAACCCGGGCGTGACGATGCTGGCCAACCCGGCCAACAGCAAGACCGTCATCGACTTCAAGCGTGCGCCGCCCCCCGCGCCGTTCTTCCCGCCTGGTCCTCCGGTCGGGCCTCCGTTGCCGCCCGCGCCAACGCCTGCGCCTCCCCCCTCGGGCGGCGGTGGAGACGGTGGCGGCGGCCGGCCTGTGACGCCTGGGCCGGTGATCATTGGGCCCGGCCCGTCGTTGCCTGTTGACCCTGTTCCAGGACCATCGTCAGCGCCTGATCCAGACGTGCCTGACTACATCGACGACCTGTGGCCGCCGGTGGAAGAAGACCCGGTTGAGACGTTCCCGGTGCCAGATCCTGCGCCACCTGATGCGGTGGACTTGCCCCCGCTGACGCCAGAAGATGAGGTGGCAACCCCTGTCCCTGTTCCAGATCCTGCGCCGCCTGACGTCGTGGACCTGCCCCCGCTACCCCTAGAGGATGAGGTGGCAACACCTTTCCCGGTGCCAGATCCTGCACCGCCTGAGGTTGTGGACCTGCCGCCATTGCCACCGGAGGACGTGCAGGACATTCCTGACTACACCGACGACCTGGGCACGCCGATCTACGACGAGATTCCCGAGGGCGAGATTGATGTCGTGGCGCCAGGCAGCTCTCAGCCAGCGCGCGACGCGATTGACCAGATTGGTGACATCACAGAGGTGGGTGACCCACTGGACGAGCTGGGCGACATTGATCTTGAAGAAGTGCTGCTGGACGTGCCACCTGTCCCTGTTCCTGACAGCTCAGGTGACGGCAGCGGCAGCGGCGGCGGCGGCGTTGGCGACGTGTACGTCAGGCCTTCTGTGCCAGTTGGTTCTGTCTCCGACAACCCGCTGGACGAGTGGGACTGGATCGAGCTGGAAGAGCCCGAGATCCCGCTGCCTGAGATCCCCTCGGCCAGCATGGACTACAACTTCTCCGACGCTGACCTGATGGACTTCCTGTTTGGTGATTTTGGCGGCGGTGGTGGTGGTGGGGTGGGCGGCATGAACCTGTACATGCAGGAGTGACGCGTGAAGCTGGTCACCGATCAACCCGATCAGTACCCGGTCATCTGGCAGTGGATGAACCGGCGCACGCGGCTGCCGTGGAGCACCGACCTGCGCACGATCGCCTCGATGCGCGACGACGGCACCATCGCCTGCGCCGTGGGCTTCAACGCGTGGACGCACAGCGCCTGCTGGATTCACGTCGCGTTCGACAACGAGCACGGCCTGACGCGGCAGCTGTGGCAGGCGGCCTTCCGCTACCCGTTCATCGACTGCGGGATGGAGGCCATCTACGGCCTGACGCCCAAGGCGTTGGACGAGGCCTTGGCCATGAATGACCGGCTGGGGTTCAACCGGGTGGCTGAGACAATCGACAGTGTGATGTTTGAAATGAAGGCCGACGACTGTCGGTGGCTGAAAGGAGTGAGACATGGGCGGCAAAGGCAGCGCACCTGCAGCGCCTGACTACCTCGGCGCGGCTACCGCGCAGGCTCAGGCATCTGAAAGAGCGACGACGGCGCAGAATTTTGCGAACCGTCCGACCATCAACACGCCCTTCGGCGGCCAGTCCTGGAGCACCGGCAGCGAGATTGACCCTGCTACTGGGCAGAGGGTCACCACCTGGACGCAGAACACCACGCTGGCGCCAGGCCTGCAGTCCGCGCTCAACACGCAGATCGGCCTGCAGAACGACCGCAGCCAACTGGCTGGTGGTTTCATGGACAGGGTGGGAGAGGAGTACGCCCGGCCCTTCGACTACGCCAACCTGCCGCAGATGGCCATGGCCAACGCGCCGGCCAGCCTGGGCACGTCGCTGACCGACTACACGCCGGGCCTGGCCACCGGGTTCAACTTCGGCGGGGCGATTCCTCAGGTGGACTCGAGCTACCGCGACACGGTGGCCAACCAGCTCATGCAGCGCATGCAGCCGGTGCATGACTACCAGCAGAACCAGCTCGAGACGCGCCTGGCCAACCAGGGCTTCACGGTGGGCAGCGAGGGCTACAAGCGGGCCTTGGATGAGCTCAACCAGCGCCAGGCGGGCGAGAGGTTCCAGGCCTTGGACCAGAGCGGCAACGAGATGCAGCGCCTGTTCGGCATGCAGATGCAGTCGCAGAACACCGGCTACAACCAGAACCTGGGTGCGGCGCAATTCCAGAACCAGGCTCTCGGCCAGGCCTCCGCGCTGGACCAGTCGCGCCTGCAGGCCCAGAACGCGGCCATGGGGCAGCAGCAGAACCTGAATCAGTCCTACGCCGACGGGCAGAACCGCGTGCGTCAGCAGGCCATCGCGGAGCAGATGCAGCGCCGCGGCATGAGCCTGAACGAGATGAACGCGCTGCTGAGCGGCCAGCAGGTTGGCATGCCGCAGATGCCGTCGTTCAACCCCTCCGGCCGCGCCGAGACGCCCAACATCCTGGGCGCCACGCAGATGGGCTACGACGCTCAGCTCGGCGCCTACAACGCGCAGAACGCGGCCTTCGGCAACTTGCTGGGCGCGGGCGCGCAGCTGGGCTCGGCGTTCCTGTTCTCTGACCGGCGCCTGAAGTCCAACATCAAGCGCGTGGGCACTCATCCCACCGGGGTGGGCATTTACACGTACACAATGATGGGAATGCCACAACGCGGTGTGATTGCCCAAGAGGTGCAGGGAGTGCGTCCTGACCTGGTCAAGCGCCACGCCAATGGCTACCTGCAGGTGAACTACGGAGGCCTGTGATGAATGACGATCTGATGTTCGATTACCTGCTGCAGATGGGCGCGATGCGCCCTGAACAGGAGGAGCTCAAGCGCAAGCAGGCCATGGTCGAGGCCCTGCGCGGCCAGGCCATGACGCCGATGCAAGGCCAGATGGTGGGCAAGCACTACGTGGCCCCCGGCATCGCCAACGCCATCGCCCAGATGGGCACGGCCTACATGGCCGGGCAGCAGCAGAAGGGCGTGGACAGCAGCGCCATGGACATGAACAACCGGCAGCGCGCCGCGTTGGAGGAGATGCGGCGCCGTCGCAGGCCCCAGATGCCGGGCGCCTACGGCATGCCAGACACGGGCGACGGCCCGGCCTACTGAGGGGGCAACATGGACCCGATGCTGACCTTTGCCGAGGACGTGCAGGAGCGCAAGCGGCGCATGCTGCCGCTGTCTCTGGGCGGCCTGCAGTCGAATGACGGCACGCTGACCAACACCGTGCAGCCTGGCCGTGCTCTGCCGTCTGCGCTGCGCACGCGCCTGGGCAAGGTGCAGCAGCAACTGGACGACATGGACAGCCAAGAGGTGGACACCTCGGCGCTGCAGGCCTTCGCACGGCAGCAGGGCGAGAGCGGCCAGGCGTCAATGCTCAACGCCCTGGCGGCCCAGTACGCGGGGGAGAACTTCCAGCCCGTGCAGGCGCAGTTCCTCAAGCGTGCCGCGGCTGCGGCTGAGCCGATGAAGATCGGCGGCGGCATGATGACCCCGCAGGGCCAGTTCGTGAAGGATCCGTTCGCGCAGCGTGATCAGCGGCGCACGGCGCTGGAGCGCCAGGCGCTGGGGCTGGAGCGGATGGCCACCGAGGAGGAGCGCACCGCGCAGGCGCGTGAGGACCGGCTGTCGCGTGACAGGCAGTCAGATGAGTTCAGGCGCATGGGGCTGGATCTGCAGAAGCAGGGCCTGGACCTGCGGCGTGACCTGGCGGCCAACAAGCCCGACACCCAGTCCTTCACACGCGCCACCAAGCTGCGTGAGGAGTTCGGCAAGAAGTCCGACAAGATCGGGGAGGGCGTGCGGCATGCAGAGACGGTGCTGACGCTGCTGACGGATCCGACGATCAAGAACGACCCGACCAAGCAGGTGTCGCTGGTGTTTGCGTTCGGCAAGATGCTGGACCCCGAGTCGGTGGTGCGCGAGTCTGAGTACGCGCTGATCTCCAACGCTCGAGGCGTGTTCGATTCGGTGCTGCAAAAGCCCGACCAGATTATGACCGGCGCCAGGCTGACCGATCAGCAGCTCAAGAGCATGCAGCAGATCGCGCAGCAGCTCTTCGCCGGCAGCACGCAGCGCCGATCTGATCTGACCAACTACTACCGCGGCATCGCGGAGCGCAACCGGATCCCGGTGGATGACGTGCTGCCGATGAGGTCGGCGGGCGGTGGAGCTAGCAGCAGCGCACCAGGCGCACCTGCAGGCGCTGCACCTGCCGGGGTTGACCCGGCCGTCTGGGCCGTCATGACACCTCAGGAGCGTGCGCTGTGGAGATGACCCTAGACCAACAGCGGGCCCTTGCGCTGGCCCGCGCTCGGCTGCGCATGCAACAGGGCGCTGCGGGGCCAGCCCCTGCGCCCGACCCCACCGAGGGCATGAGCAATACGGACAAGGTGCTGGCCAACATCGGCGGCGGGATGATGGACCTGGCCACGGGCGTGCGCCAGTTCTACACCGACATGACCGGCACCGACGCCGAGAAGGCCGCGATGCGCGCCGAGGTGGAGGACAAGCGCAAGCGTGACGCGGCGCTGGCCGAGGCGACACCAGGCGGCAAGTGGGCCGGCAAAGGCCTGCAGGTGGCCGGCAACGTGGTGCCAACCCTGGCGCTGCCCGTGGGTGCTGCCCTGCGTACCCTCACGGCCCTGCCGCGTGCAATGGGCCTGATGCGGGCTGCGCCTGCAACAGCCCGGCTGGGCACAGCCACTCTTGCAACAGACGCTGCGCTGACGGGCGGCGTTTTAGGCGCCGTCGAGCCTGTTGGTCAGGACGAGAGCCGCGGCGTCAACGTGCTGAAGGGCGCGGCCCTGAGTGGCGCCACGCCGGCCGTGCTCGCAGGCGGCAACCAGATCATGCGCCAAGTGACCCAGCGCGGCGGCGAGGCTCGAGCAGGCGAGCAGATCGCGCGACAGCTCGCAGAGAACGGCGACCAGGCGCAGATGCTGACGCAGACGCTGGAGAGGCTGCGCCAGGCCCCGCAGTCCAGCATTCCCCTGTCCACCGCGGCCACGATCTCAGACCCGCAGCTGGCGCGCCTGGAGGCTGGCAGCCGCACGCGCAGCGGGGCCAACTGGTACGACTTCGATCAGAACCAGGCGCGCTCGGTGGCCGATGAGGTCATCGCTGCCACGCGGGGCGCTGAAGACGTGGCCGCCAGGCGCGGCCTGCGCTCAAACAACCGGGAGGTGCTGGTCAACCAGGCCATGAGCTCGGTGAACGAGCCGGCCTTTGCGCGTGACCTGGCGGGCTTCCGCGCCAACCTTGACACCGCGGCGCGCTCGGCAGAGGCCAGCAACCCGGCCGTGCGCGGGATGCTGACGCAGCTGGCCGACGAGATCGACAGGCTGGGCCCTGACTTCAGGCCCGAGCACCTGGCCACCATCCGCGCCAACTTGGCCAGCAAGGCGCCGATGATGCCGACCAACGCGTACCAGGCCGCGCCGCGCGAGAGTCCCGCCACCATGAGCGTGCTGCGCGAGGTGGACAACATCCTGAACAACGCCACGGGCGGGCGCTGGAGCCCGGTGCTGCAGTCCTACAAGCGCGACAGCGACATCGTGCGCTCCTCGCAGGCGGCCGGCAAGATCCGCGAGTCCTTCATCGACCCGGCCACGGGCCGCGTGCGCGGTGTGTCGGCTGACGCGGCTGGCGACGTCCCCAAGATCACCGAGGCAGGCCTCGGGCGGGCGCTGGATTCGGCGCGCGGGCCCCGCAGGGAGCTGGTGCTGGACCCCACAGCCAATGCGCGCCTGGAGGCCGTCCTGGCCGCCCTGCGCCAGCAGAACATCGTGCAGGGTGTCAAGCGCTCGGCCACGGCTGGAGGCGGCTCCAACACGGCCAGCGACACGCTGGCATCAGGCGCCGCCAGAGATGCAGCCAACGCGCTGGGCAACGTCATGGGCCCGGCCCAAGGCGTCGCCAGCACGATGACGGCGCGGGCCTTTGACTACATGCAGGGGCTTGAGGAGCGTGCACTGGCTGAGGCGCTGCAGAACCCGCAACGCATGATCGCCATCCTTCAGCGCCAGGTGGCCGCTGGGCAGCCCCTGAGCCCGGCTCAGAACCAACTGCTGGCGCTGCTCCGCGGCCTGCCGGCCGTCGCATCAACTCAGTGAGGTAGACAGACATGCCACGCAACGCAAGCGGCACCTACACCCTGCCGTCGGGCAACCCGGTGGTGGCCGGCACCACGATCGAGGCAACCTGGGCCAACACGACTCTGAACGACGTCGCCAACGAGCTGACCAACTCCCTCAGCCGCACGGGCGCTGGCGGCATGCTGGCGCCGTTCCGGCTGGCTGACGGCACCGTCGGAGCCCCGGGCATCGCGTTCCTGAACGAGACGTCCTCGGGCCTGTACCGCCCCAGCGCCAGCAACGTCAGCATGTCGGTGTCGGGCGTCACAGCGATGACCTGGAGCAACGCCAACGTGGTGGTGCCGTCAGGCATCACGTTCCAGGCCAACGTGGCCACGCCCACCACCTCTGCGCAGATCGCCAGCAAGGGCTACGTGGACAGCGCGCTGACCACGGCCTCGAGCTCATCCACCCGCTACACCTACACCGCCACCGCGGCGCAGACCACCTTCAGCGCGACTTACTCGGTGGGCAACGTCGATGTCTACCGCAACGGCGCCAAGCAGGTCAGCGGCACCGACTTCACGGCCACCAATGGCACGTC